ATAATAAGAACTCTACTGTTCCTTTCTCGAAGGTGATTCGTTTTGTGTTCCTCACTTACTTCGTTGAGGATATCTTTGTAGAGTTTTTTCATTATGTTGTTGTTGTTGTATAACCATTACCATTAACCAATCCAACCTGTGTAGGGGATAGGTACTTTTCAATTGCTCCCAATCTATCATCTGCATCTACCAACATCTGAAGTGCTTCTTCAGCGTTTTCGTAAAAATCTTTTGTAGAATGGTCACCAATTCCAGCGGGATGGTTTTCCAACAACTCCAACGTAAGGAGTGCCTTTGCTCTATCAGCTTCCGCTGATGTGCGTAACATATTTGCTAATTTACTCATAACTTATTATTTTTTAATTTTAATCTCCAATAACTTGGTCATCTACTACTAAGTTATCCAAATCTTCAGCTGCTGATTTATATTCTCTGATTGTTGCTTCACATATTTTGTTATAAATCTGCTCTTCCAACTCTTTGTTGTTTTGTAACAACTCAGGGAAATCTTTAGCTTGGAATTTGTGTTCCTCACCAGTTTCAGTATCAATGTAAGTGTACCAAGCTCCACCCTGTTTAAGAATACCATTCTCTTTCATAACAGCCAACCATGCTCCATAATTATCGATACCTCTATCGAACATTATTTCAAAATCAGCGTGTCTAAGTGGTGGTCCCATTCGGTTTTTAACAACCTGTGCTCTTACCTTAATACCAACGATTCTATCAGTACCATTTACCTTCGCCTTAATCGTTCCCATACTCTTCAATCTCAAACGAACCGATGCGTGGAAAGCGATTGCTTTACCACCACTCGTAGTCCAAGGGTCAGAGAATGGCATTGCGTTCATCTTCTGTCTCAACTGATTTGTGAAAACCAATGTGATTTTCTGTCTACCAATTAAGTTAGTGATTTTACGCATTGCCTTTGAGATAATAATTGCCTTATCGGTAGCATATCCATCTTTACCATAATCTGCATCCATCTCCTTTTCAGTTGATGCTGCTGCAACTGAATCTACTACGATAGTTACGAGTCTATCTTTCGATGCTACTCTCACCTTTTCAATAATAGTTTCAGTATATTCGAAACATTGTTCTACTGTCTCAGCTGCTACATATAGTAATTTAGATACATCCACACCGATTACTTCTAAGAACTCTTTACTTACTGCGTTCTCAGTATCAATTAGTACTGCAAGTCCACCTTTCTTTTGTGTTTCCGCAAGGAGGTGAGCTGATACTAATGATTTTCCAGATTGTTCAAGTCCAGTAATCTCTGCGATTCTACCAACAGGGAATCCACCATAAGGTCTATTCGAAATGGCAACGTCTAGCATTGATGCTCCAGTTGAAACCCAATCAGATACATCGGTAGGAGAATCTCCCCCATCCAAAAAGAATGCTACCTTTTGGTCTTTTGCTTGTTTGTTAAGAGATTCGGCAAGTAAACTTGCCAAATCATCTTCTTTTGTCTTTTTTGCCATTAAGTTTTAGGATTATGAGTTAAATAAATCGTCAAATGCGTTTGCTACATCATCCAACTTCTTTCTATCTTCTACCGCTGGTGCTGCTTGTGGAGCAGGTGCCGCCGGAGTTGATTGTGGAGTTGATGGAGCTGAAAGTGATTGTTGTGATACACTTTCTTGTGCACCTTCTGCTGTTGGGTTTAACCAACCTTCCAACACACCTTTCAATTCATCGTAAGATAACTCTGAATAGATATCGGTAATGTTTGTCTGTCCATCCAACAATTGTTTAACCTGCGCCTCATCATTTGTGATAGGAGTTTGTGATGGTTTAACACGAATGGTAGTTACAGGATAAGATGTTCCTGCATCTTCAGCTGATGTGTACTCAATAGTAATATCTCTACCAGTTGTTGGGTCAGTAATATCACCATAATCCGGGTCAGCGATGTAACCTAAGATTTCTTGGTAAACAGTTTTACCGAATCCCCAAAATTTGATTCCTTCACCTTCTTCACCACGAACAAGAACAGGTACAAATGTACGGAGTTTTGGTTCCATTTTCTTTGCGGCTTTCCAATCTTCTTTATCACCCATACGCTTCAATTTATCAGCGAATTCTACGATAGGGTCAGGACGCCCGAACGATGATGGAGATAAGTAAGTTTTGTTGTTGATGTTGTAGTGAAAATACAATTCAATGAATGGATTCTCTTTGTTGAATAGGTAAGGTACGATTCGTACTTGATGTTTACCAGGAGTTGGTTTCCAAAGGTTACTTTTTGAGTTTCCAGTGTTTTGTAGTTTGTTCAGTCTACCTCTGATTGCGTTAATGTCTAAAGCCATAATTTTTACCTCTTTAAATGTTAATAATTAAGTGTTTTATCG